AAGCAGCACAAGGTGCACCAGTAACTGCAGAAGCAATTCAAAATGCTGGCATTACCTATCAAGACCTACCTGCTGCTACGCCCGTAGAGGTTCGTGAGGATGAAAACGGTAACGAAGTTGTTATCACAGCAGAAGTTGCAGCAGCATTGGTGGTTCTTGAGAGTCCATCTGAATTGCTTAATGCAATCTTTACTGACCCAGGTGAAGCCTTGCTTGCTCTTGCAAGTATTGGTGCTGACATGTCAGATGAAGAAAGAGAAGAATCAGAAAAAATTATTATCGCATCAGTCATTGCTGGGCAGGCTGCGGTTAATGCAGCAGGCATGGCAGGAGCAGCAGCAGCCTATAGGAGAAAACCATGAAGAAAATAATGAAAGATATGGTTGACCAACTATGGACTCTACTAGGTATGTTTATTGCCTGGGTAGTCCTTGACGGTTCAGCCAAGACAGTAGTTGGTTACGCCATTGTAGGCACACTTGTTGCCTGGGCTATTACCTACCCATTACGTAATTCAAAGGATGATTAGTAATGGATACATTTAAGAACGTAATGATGAGAATCTTTGCTGTTATTGCAGCAGAATCTCTTGGAGTTATTGGTGCAGGTTCCTTGGTAGGTATCGAAGTATGGCAAGCAGCAGTACTGGCAGGTGCACTAGGTGCAGCCCGTGTACTTGAGGCATTGGCACGTTTCTACCTAACAGATGGAAATTTGACATCAGAAGAAATCAACGCAGCCTTTGCTAAGGTTGACAAGAAAGCGGGTAAATAATGGGACAAAGAGCAGACTTCATTGCAGTAGCAAAGGGTGAACTCGGGGTTATTGAAGGTCCAAAGGAAAACCAAACTAAGTATGGTGCTTTTACTAAGGCTAATTTCCAGCCTTGGTGTGGTTCTTTTGTTAACTGGGTAGCCAACGAAGTTAAGTTGAAGATTCCTAACTGTGTGTACACACCAGGTGGAGCCTCAGCATTTATTAAGAAGGGTCAGTGGGAGAAGGCTAGTGACGCAGCAACTCCACTACCAGGAGACATCGTGTTCTTCGATTTCCCTAACGATGGTGTAGACCGTATCTCACATATTGGGATTGTAGTTAAGGATAACGGAGATGGCACAATAACCTGTATCGAAGGCAATACTGCCCCAGATAAGAAGGGTGACCAGCGCAATGGTGGTCAGGTGTGCCTCAAGGTCCGTGCATTCAAAAAGAAGAACGGGTCTAAATTACGCAAATCTCAAGCAGTTACTGTGGTAGGATTTGGCAAGCCTGTATTTAAGTCATAAGACTTTTATACTTGAACAAAGGAGAACCAATGGATATCAATACACTTAAGCAAATTTCCCTTACCTATGCTCGCGCAGCAGGTGCAGCGGTAGTTGCAATGTACCTAGCAGGAGAAACAGACCCTAAGAAGTTGGCTTACGCCTTCCTAGCAGGCTTTGTTGGTCCAGTTGCTAAGTACTTCGATAAGTCAGCGAAGGACTTCGGTTTGACCAAGTAGGCTAGAGCCTACAAATTAGCCCCTCATTTTACTAGCAATAGTAGAGTGGGGGGCTTTTTTGTCGTCCATAGGATGCCTCAAACAGGTCGGAAAGATGGCGAGTTGCGCCACTTTCACGGCTTCCAGGTCATAATGTATGGGTCGAGGGTACTTATCGCCTCAACTCAAGGTCAATTTATTTTTGTTTACTTTTGCTAAGGGTGTACTGAACGCACTAAATCCACCTTGCGTACACCCCGTACAGTTCACCCGCCAGTTGAGTAGAAACCCTTGGCATTGAACTTAACAGGGGCAGAAGTGTAGACCCTAGTCATGGGGTCATTGCAGGTATCGCAGTAGGGTATGATTTCATCATCTGTCATACCTCTGGTGATAATGACAAACTCTGAGTCGTTCTCACATTTGTATTCATAACTAGCCATTAGTACTCCAAGCCTATGTACCAGAAGCCAAGGTCTAGATTAAGGTAAAATCTGCTGACGCTAAACCCAATAGCAAAGCCACCCACGCGACCATAGGTTAGCCACTTTCCTACCCTTATTTCTTTTGCTGCCATTTCAACCTCCACTGTTTAGATTCTTAGTGTATCATAGAAGTGCGGGTAACCGTGGGGCGGAAACTTCAAATGACGGCGACGACATATGTCTGATTCCAACTCCCTGAACCACCATTAAATTCTATGGGGGGTAGGGGGGCGTTTCTTAAAATCTGGTTCAGACAGCATTTAAGAAACCCGTGTGATACCGTATCCGTATGACAAAATACTTAGACGAAAACGAAAACTACTTCATCCTAGATGAGATATATCTGCACCGTTGTTGTGATGAACAACAGTTCATACATGTTTGCCGTGTATGCACTGAAAGAATGGGTTGCTACTATTGTGAATTCGACCCATATGATTCTCATGGCTGTGATACAGTATGACCATGAACGAATTACCTAAGCATATTTCCTATTCCAGTCTAACCACTTGGCAAGAGTGTGGCTGGAAATACTATTTACAAAAAGTCGAAGGCGTTAAAGAAGCCCATGCAGTGTGGTTTACTGGTGGCTCAGCAGTGCACAAGGCTACCGAGAACTACGACAATGCAGGCAACATCACTCTTGACTCTGCCTACCTTGATAACGTCTGGAACGATGCTTGGTTCAACCAAGTAAAAGAAGACGAAGCAATCAATGGTGACATGAACACTTGGCAGTTTGCTAAGAAGGAAGACATGTCATGGTGGTACGGCGAAGGTCGTTGGATGTTAGAGAACTGGGCTAAGTTCCGTATGAACGGCTGGTCAGTCTATGAAGACTTCGTTGAAAAAGAATATGAAATTGAAATCGATGACTCATCTGTCAAGATGGCCATTGACCGCGTTATGGTTGACTTCGAGGGGAATCGGGTGCTCCTCGACATCAAGACTGGTGCGTCATCCCAGAGGCATCCTTTGCAACTCGCAGTCTATGCGTGGGCGCTAGAGAAGCAAGGGATTTCTGTCGACAAGGCAGGTTTCTGGGATGCACGTACTGGTTACGTTTCGTTATGGAGCCTAACCAATTTGCATTCAGACCGAGTAGAAGATATCCTCAACACCTTTGACAAGGCACGCAAGGAAACAATCTTTCTTCCTAACATGTCTAACTGTGGTCGATGTGGTATAACATCCTCCTGTAAGTATGTTAATGGAAACGTTAGTTAGCGATATAGTCCCACTCATTCGCTCATTAGATGATGCGATAGATGTATGGGATAACATAGGGTTCAAACTCGAACATGAAGAGGGGATAAACAAATGACTGGTAATTTCCAAGTCAGCAGCAAACTCAACGATGGACGAATCTTCGTCGTTGCGTCAGAGACCTACGCAGCATTTTGCGAGGCTTTAGAAAATGCCGTAGGCATTGAGGAGTCACAAGAACTTCTCAAGCAGATGGCACAATCACTATCAGGTGCTCCACAGAACGCATCACAGGCTGTCGAAAACATTCGCCAGTCATATCCAAATGCACAAGTGGACCATACTGCCCATCCAACACAAACTACTGGCAATACACTTGGACCAGAGGCTAAGAAGTGTCACCACGGTGTCATGACAAAGCGACAGGGTTCAGGGGCTAAGGGACCGTGGAAGGGCTATATGTGCCCATCTGCAAAGGGAACTCCTGACCAGTGTGAGCCAGTCTTTATTCGTCGTAATGATGCAGAATGGAATAGTTTCTAAACAATGAGAACACTTGCCCGCGCCGTAGGTAGTAAGGACATAGGTGGCGAACCGCTACCAACTGTCTTTCGTACCTTTGAAGTCAACAAGGTCGTGTTTCGCCGTGCCGAAATCTCGATGATTGCTGGCACTCCTGGTGCTGGTAAGTCTTCTGTTGCTTTAGCATTAGCATTGAAAGCAAAGGTTCCAACACTGTACGTTAGTGCTGACACCAATGCACACACAATGGCTATGCGATTACTATCCATGATAACTGGCAAGACTCAATCTGATGTAGAAGTTTTACTTGAGACTGAGGTTGCCACATCTAGAAAAGTAATCAACGAACACGCTCAGCAC